GAGAATGCTTTTTAAACAGAATACTATAAATTTGCACTTGCTGCTTGAATTCGCCAACCAATAAGTTATATCAATGTTACAAAGTAACAAAACCCTGTAACAAACTTGTAACAAAAAAAAATAAGTTTGTTACAAAACATATTTTTTAACAATTCCGCTTTTTAAGAACGCCATGTAACAAACTTGTTACATCACATAATTTTGTTACATACTTTTTGTCACAGAAAAATATACCTGATTATCAGTTAATTACAGACTTCTGTTACTTGTTACAAAAAAACAACTTTTTTGTACGGAAAAGAAAGTACTTTTAAAAAAAAGAAAACGCGTAAAGGAGAAATACACTGTTATCGGAGCATAATGCTATTACTTTTTTACATTCATCATTACTATTTTTTTTAAAAAGTTTTCTAATTGAACTGACGTACTTAATTACACTGCAATCGCTCTTATTTAACGATTAATTAGTAGATTTTTTCAGATATATTTTGTATATTTGTAGCAATAATCGCTATACAATTCCATGAGTAAATTTGTTATTTATATCAAAGTAGAGCCATTCATTAAGCAATGGCTAATTCACAGTTTCGGAAATCCTGTTGTATTTCCGGCACAAAGCATAGAGAATTCCACCATCCGCCGATTTACCCAAAAGCAACCAAACGCAATACCTCTTCCTGCAGGTCAAGATGAAGTCGCAATTGCAATTCCAGACTCAAAGGCAAAAGATCCTATCATATACAATTATCTCAGCACATACGGCAAAAAAGCCGTGGCAGAATGCATCAACGACACTTTTCGTATGAATATGTGGGCAGAATTAAATGATCTATCAGATGTTGGTTGTTCTGTCATGACAGCAATTTACTCATGGTGCGAGATGCACGGCATCAGCGTAGACTACGCATGGACAATAAGACAACGTTACTATAGAATGCGAGACTCTTACCTAAAAAAGGGCATAGACCTGCGACGTAAAAAAAGAGTACACGACTGATTAATCGTTAAAATATACAAAAATAATAACTATTAGTATGCTTTTTTTGTACATCACCGTACATACGCGTACACATACAAAATATAAAAATCATGAAAAATAAGAAGGTTGTAGCTATTTTTTACGCTGATGCCAGAAACCTGTCAGGCGTTAAAAGAATAGGAACTGAAGTTACGTCTGTTCCTGACGATGTTTGGAATGAAATTGACATAGAAGTGCCAGCAGACTTGCAGATAACATCTAAAATTGAGGATAAAAATGAGATTTTCACAGCAAAGCTCGTATTCCGCGAACTTTGCAGCAGCCTACGATACAGACATATCGCTGCATACAAGGTTAGACTTGCTGACGGTTCAGAGATGCTTATTGGTAATTCTGAACGCCCCTACCCCGTATTGACTAAAGATCAGAACCTTTCATCAGGTAACAGCAACAGCCAGCTCAGAGAGCTTACAGTTACTTATTCTGACTTCAAAGATATCCCATACATCATATAATAGTGTATTTTTTTTCATTTTTTCTTATAATAACTTTGCCGAAAACAAACATATGATTTACCATTTCAAAATAAAAGGTGTTATCGGTTCATGGTGGGGCACTACCGCTGAAGACATAGACCACTTCCTTTCTAAACATAAAGATAAGGATGTAGATGTCGCCATCTGTTCACCTGGAGGTGACGTGGCCGAGGGTCTTGAAATATATCAAGCATTTAAGGATCACGGTAAAGTGCATGCACATATCATCGGCATGACTGCATCAATCGCAACCATTATAGCTATGGGAGCCAAGACTATAGATATGGTTAAAGGCTCACTAATACTAATACACAACTGCTCCACGGCTATAATGGAGTGGCGCATGGCAAACAAGGAAGAACTGGATGCAATCATCGCCAAGTACAAGAAACAGCGCAATGACCTTAACACTATCGACGACCTTATGGCATCCATTTATGCAGAACGTACCGGCAAATCAATTGATGACTGTCTTGCAAAAATGAAAACCGCTGCATGGATCACCGCTGAGGACGCGAAAAACTTCGGTCTTGTAGACAAAATACGAAACGATGAGGAAGCCGTGAAGATCGTCGCAATGGCTGAAAATTATTTTACAGACAATATAATCAAGGAATTTGGCTTACCTGCCTTGCCTGACCGAAAGCCGGAGAAGGCCTTCGTTGACAGTGAAGGCAATCCAACTGAGAGCTTTCTTGCGAAGACCTTGCAAGGGCTCAAAGAGCTTTTCCATAACAAAGAGGCAAACACTATCATCATGAAAGAAAAGTTTTTAAAAGTTGCCGCCTTGCTAGGCTATGATGGCTTTGAAAACAAGGACGGTTTTATCAGCCTATCCGTGTCAGACATGGAAAAGCTGGAAACTCACATCACAGCCCTCGAGGGCAAGGTGACAAAGGCTGAATCAGACCTTGGTACAGCCAATGAGAAGACGAATGGCCTCCAGGCTAAAGTTGATAAACTTAACGCGAAGCTGGAAGAGAGCGCTGAGACAATCAAAAATCTCAAGGAGGCTCCGGGAGCTGACGCAGACTCTAATCCGGCTGAAGAGCCTACCTTTGAAGCTACCGACAATAATGCCGGTATGAAATTGTTTAACTCAGTAATGGGATATTAATTATGGCTAACACACAAGGAGAAGTAAAAATCACACCGGATTCGCTTAACAAATCATTCGTCAAGTATCGTAAGGAACTCTTGATGATGCCGGTATATGGCTTGAAGAATATTCTGCCATATGTAACAATTCGTAAAGGAGTGAGATATAAGGAGGTTGTAGGACAACTTGATGGAGATATGCAGCTCAGACCTTATGCTCCTAAAGAGGTTGACACAAAAGACACCTCTGTTGTTGGCCGTGAGCTTGAAACTTTCTTGGGCTCTTGCGTTAAAGCTTTCGACCCGAACAGTGTAATACAAAGTATTTATGGTTCCAACATCGTTCAGGATGAAGGTCTGAAGAACGTACCTATCACAAAGGCAGTCTGTGCTTACCTTATGGGAAAGCTAGGAGAACATCTGTATGAAACAATATTCTCCGCAAAACGAAATCCTGAAGGATCTACAACAGCCGACCTCTATAATGGTTTTAAAACAATTGTAGACACAGAGGTTAGTGCCGGCAACATAGCTACAGGCAAGAATAACCTCTTTAACATCGAGACTATTACACGTGAAAACGCCGAAGATACTATCAACGATATCTATGGTGCAATGCACAACAAGCTGAAGGACCAGAACACATATATGTACATGAACAACGACACAAAGTTGATGTACGAGCGCTCATATCAAGACAATCACGGATCACTGCCTTACAACCAACAGTTTGCCAAGACAACAGTAGAAGGAAGTGAAGGTCGTTGTACCATGATAGGCCTTTCATGCGTTCCTAAAGATTTCATCATGGTAACTCCAAGAAGTAACCTTCTTGTAGGCATAGCCACAAGCGGACCTGAAGTTACATTCAGCGTGAAGAATTCTCTCATTTCTCATTTTTGGTTAGATTTCGTTGCATCGATGTTCTTCGGCGTTCAGTTTGATACTTTGTCTCCTGAAATGCTTCTTATCGCAGAACCTGCAATCGAATAACATTTAATTTGAACATTAAAAGATTACAATATGGCTGGAACAACAATTTGTGCCGACGACAGAGACCTCTACGAGGATCTGCCGTCATGCCGTGGACAGAAAAGCCTTCCTGGTACACGAAACCATATGTTCATGATCAGGAAAGCTAATATCACAAAATGGCCGACAAGACCGGGTGACGATGCTGCAACACTAGAGGATATCGCCAAATTAAAAGGTGATTTCGAGCTGGAAGCTGATAAAAAGTGGTTGAAAATTGAGCTAGTTCCCAACCAGAATAACATTGCCAGCGAGCGCATCGGTACATACGGCTCGTATCTTTTCCGTAGTACATATACAGCTGTTGTGCCAGGATCAGAAGAGAAACAGACCGCACTTGCAGCTGAAGTTCTTAATGATGACTGCGTTTTTCTCGTTCCTCAGCGTAACGGGAAATATCGACTTATCGGAAACGACATGTTTAACTGCGATGTTTCTCCTGCACTTGCAACCGGAAGTTCAACAGAAGATACTAACGCTATTACGTTCACCATTACATGTGAGGACACTATACCAGCACCATTCTACACAGGAAAAATTGCGACCAACGATGGTGAAATCGACGGTTCAACTGGTGAAGTACCAGTAGAACCAGGACCATAAATTTTATTACTCATAGTTTGTAGTTTTTTTAAGGAATTCTGTTTTTTTTCTTGTAATAAAAATAGATTGAATACCATTTACGGCGGTGGCGACTGTGAAGCCGTCGCCGCTTATTTTTAAAACAATATATTATGATAGACAACAAATTCACAAAACAGATACAAGATTACCTGATGCAGGAAGAGAAAACAGCAGAACAAATCATAGCTGGTGCAACTTTACTCTTTCGCATCAACAAGAATAAGGCACTTTATCAGCGCATCATACGACAACCTTTGCGCTTTGAAAAAAAAGTAGCTTACGAACTTAACAAACACCTCAAGTACAGACTTGATGGACTTACACTAAACGAGGTCAGAATACTTGACAAAAAAGTTATTGCTGACGTCGACAAAATGATAGATGACGGTGAGCCTGACAGCGAGACAAATACGGAAACTGAAGAAGATGAAATCGATACCTCTAAGAAAAAGCTTGGTAAACGTGCCGACCACGATAAACTCCCGCCAGAAATACAATCTCTATGGGACATAAACGCCAAACGATGGACAGCGATAAAAGAAGCCAGGGCAACAATAGAGGGGATCACTATGCCTTGTGACAGATACGAGTATCTGAAATTCATGAATGAGGCATACATTGCCTATAAGACGGACATGCTAAAGTATGATACCTACGATATTAATGACGCAAAAGGAGCAAACAGCGACGCAGAGATATCATCTGCACGCGCATATATCTCTCGTTACCGAAAAAAGTATGACGACCTACTTACCAATGATGCCAGCACAGAAGACATCAACGAGTTGCACGAAAAGATACAGCAACGCGTTGACTTACTGATGCATCATAATGCAGCACTAAGCGGCGAGCTGGCAGATTGGCTACATAACAACAACTTCGAGCTAATACGAGATGAAAGCGGAAGTTCTGCTGAAACCGGTGAATGAATGCGGCACGCAAGCCTATCTCGGACGCGGCCTGCATACCTTCGGAGTCATCGAATGGCTTTTGGCACAGACAGGACCGTCAGACATTATCATATCTACATTCTCAACCTCGGTTGAGTTCCTGTCCGCTTTCTACAACCTGAGGAAAAAAGGGCTCGTAAGGTCAGCTAAACTGATAGCTGACCTTAAAGCATCTAAGAAGACTTACAGGCTTGACTCGCTCATGCGATCGTGTTTTGAACAGATTTGCCTGGCGGAAAACCACTCAAAAGTGGTGTTGCTCTCAGGCGGAGCATTCCGCGTGGCGGTACACTCAAGTCAGAACAACACTTACGGAGGACGTGCTGAATGTACTCTCGTAACAACGAATGCAGAAGTGTTCAATTCTTTACATTCTGGATTAACCAACCTAATTAATAACAGTTTGAAAATGAATGGAAGATGAAACAATAACTAAAATTGAAGAACTTGCCAGCGTCTTAACTCCACCTTCTCAGATGGCTGCCATGCTGGGTATAGACGAAGATATACTGAAGCATAAAATTTCAATTCATGGAACTAAAGAACGTATGGCATTTCTTAAGGGCATGTCTGCTACAGCTGACAAACTAAGGAGAAATAATATCGAGCTGGCAAACGCCGGTTCGCCTGAAGCAATACGTTCATGCTTTGCCGCCATGAACAGAATGCTTGACGATGTAGAAGAATGAAAGCACCTATTAATATTGACGAGTATGCCAAAAGGCTGCCTTTGGACATAGAGGAGTTAAGGAAGGAGAATCTGCCTGAATCCTTTGTCAACCGCATAATCAGATTACGCGGTCTATACACATATTGGCTCCAATTTCCTTCAAAACAGACATCTGAGCTTGTTGAATACGACCAGCAAATGTTCAACATCAGAAAGACACAGGCATACGAAGATATCCAGTTTGTCAAAGCTCTTATAGGAGACCTACAACAGACTAGCAAGGAGTTCTGGAGGTGGAGAATTAACACAATGATTATGGATGACCACAAAGCGGCACGCCGTGCCGGAGAATGGCGCGCAGTGGCATCCATGCAAAAAAATCTCATATTAAACAACAAGACAGATAAAGAAGATCCTATCGACCTGCAGCTCGACCAGATCATTCCGCAGAACTTCGAAATGACCGATAATATCAGTATCATCATTCCTGACGCAAAGAAGACGTCAAGGAAGAAAATCGAGGACATGCTGCGTAAATATGGAAAGAAAGACGACATGCAAATCGAGAATGCGGACTTCGAGGAGGTAGGCAATGGCTGACGTTCAATATTTCAACCAAGCACAGCAGTTTCTCCTCGCCATGAACACACGCGACGAAATTGCCGTCTGCGGCCGCGGCTTCGGCAAGGGTGCCGTTCAGGCAGGAAGATTGCTTACTGGAGTACAGGGAATGCCGGGGTCTTCAGGCGGTTTCGTCGCACCGTCTGTCAAGCGCTGCCTTACAAATATACTGCCCTCAATGCTCATACACCTTGAGCGTTGGGGCTACAAGCGCGACCTGCACTACATCGTCGGGCGAAAGCCATGGAAGGCGCTGCACTGGAAACAGCCTTACTTCCAACCGGCCAACTGGGAGAACACTATAGCCTTCTACAACGGTGCAGTCTGCAACATCATAAGCCAGGACCGCACCGGTACGAGCAACTCTATGTCACTCGATTACCTTATCATGGACGAAGCGAAGTTTCTGGACCCCGACCAGTTGCGCAACGAGACTTTCCCGGCTAACCGTGGCAACCAGACGCTTTTCGGGAAATTCTTCATGCACCACGGCATGACGATAACATCAGACATGCCAATAACAAAAAAGGGTTCATGGTTCCTCAAGTACCAGGAGGAAATGAACCCTGAACTTGTTTCCTCCGTATGGTTCGTTTGCCGCAAGATAAGGACTATAAAAAAGAGGATGGCACTGTCGACAGCCGAAACCATGCGCCTTGCTGGCGAACTTGCACAATGGCGGTCTGTGCTCAACAATATGCGCCGTGATTGCCTCCTGTACGTCGAATTCTCTACACTCGAGAATATCGACTTGCTGGGTGAAGACTTTATCAGGCGCATGAAAAGGGAACTTTCGCCACAGACTTTCAACACTGCCATCCTGAACAAGAGGATACGCGTTGCCAAGGACGGCTTCTATGGTGCGCTCGACGAGGACATCAACCTCTATACAGCCCCTGATATAGCCTACCTTGACAACATGCGTTATGATTTTGACAAACTACGGAAAGAGGACTGCCGAATGGACAGTGACCTCGACGGCAGCCTACCCCTTTTCGTAGCTTTCGACGCCAACTCAAACTTCAACTGTGTTTGCGTCGGCCAGCCTAAGGACGGCAAGCTAAGGGTGCTCAAGTCTTTCTTCGCCAAGTATGACCGCAAACTGAACGAACTCGTAGACGACGTATGCGAATATTATAAATGGCACAAGCTCAAGTTAATTGTCTTCTACTACGACGCCACATTCAAGGGAACGGTTACAGGCATTAAGGCTAACGAACTGTATGTTATCGTCGAAACTGCCTTTCGTCGCAACAAGTGGATGGTGACGTCTAAATTCATCGGCCGGCCTATGAACCATGTCGAGAAGAACTTGCTTATCAATAACATGCTGAAGGGCAAGGCACGACACCAGGTACTTATTAACCGCGACAACAATGAAGACCTTATCATTTCCATTGAGTCGGCGGAGGTGGTAAACGGAAAGAAGGATAAGTCGGGCGAGAAAGAGGTAGAGACCGATGAAGACCTGCTGCAGCACCGCACGGACTTCTCTCACGCCTTCGACACCCTTTGCATCGGTGTTGAGTTATTCCCCGTCTATGGTCTTGTTGGCAGCGACTCTGTAAATGTATATCCAAGATAACATCATCTGAAAATCTTTTTTTTCATTGAGCGTCTTGTGCCGTGAGGCACAGGGCGTTTTTGTATATCCTTGTAATGCGGTGTCGTGCATAGTGTATGATACCGGTGTCGTATGCCTTAGCGTTTTTGACAAAAGTGTCTCCTTTCGGAGCGCCCAACCATTCTTTTTTTCCTCTTTACTCTCTTGATCCATGCGGCTTATCGTCATCACTGAGACATCTCATTTCGTCAAGCTCTTTAAGTTTCATATTCCTATACGTTTTACAATTGCCTTATTCAACCGCCAACCTGCACATCTTTATACTTCTATACCATTTTCGCGGCCTTATGTAAATGGTCTCCTGCCACGGCACAAGCCTGAGAGCAGTTCTCTATCCATCGATTACATGGTATGTTGTCATAGTCTGTCACTTTCACGCTTCCGTAAGCTGGTTCTGCATTGTCTGCAGTTCTTGCGTTATAAGCCTTATGTTGACATCACTGACCTTGCCATATCTGTATATTTTTAAATGCCAGACTGAACACGGCCCGGCGCTTCATTTTTTCCTTTGCAAAGTTACGTCGACCGGCATTCTGCAAGGGCGCGCCTCCGTCTCATCTCGTAAAACTTTACAAAATTTATTCCGCTCACAAGCGCACCGCAAAATAAATTTTGCCAGGCTTTCAGCTAAACTTTTACGGCTGTCCCTTGCATGTCAATACCTTGCTGTCGTCGTGTCCTGTGCACGTAAAAAATGAAGAAGCGCAGGGCGCTGATTCTATATGTCTAACATTTAAAAATATACAGATATGACAACATCAGTTTTAACGTCAACAATTGACAACGCTTATCAATCACGCAAGAACAGAAGACAATTCGCAGAGTTCAGCCAGCTTATCTACAGTGTTACAGTGACTGACGAAGACAACGAAAGCATTACTTACGAAATCATGGCAGACAGCTGCTCTCAGGCTTGTGCCGTGGCAGAAGACCTTGCGGCGAGCGACATGATTAACATAGCATACATAGATGTCCAGGTTATGGGCTGATAACATAAAGTTGAACCATTAAACATATAGGAATATGAAACTTACAGAGCACAACGAGAAAGTATTACAGCAGTTCTCAGAGATGATGATAAGCCGCATGGAACAAGTGAAGGCAGGTGATTGGGAAAAAGGATGGTTGGGCGCGCCGAGAGGAGGCGTGCCCGTAAACATCAACGGTAAGGCATACAACGGCGGCAACGTATTTATGCTTATGCTCGACACTGCAATACGAGGATATGAATATCCTGTCTATTGCACCATGCTTCAGGCCAACAAGATGCACGCTCATATTAATAAAGGAGAAAAGTCGATGCCTGTTATCTTCTGGGACTTCATATATAAGAACGCTGCCAACAAGACCATAGACGAGGCACAATACAACAGCCTATCTGATGCGGAGCGCCGACAGTGCGCAAAGATTCCGGTGCTGAAGTCTTACAGAGTGTTCAACATCGAACAGACTAACCTCGAGGAAAAACAGCCCGACAAGCTCAATAAGATAAAAGCAATGTTTACCAGCCCGGCTGACACAATGGATGACAAGGGTATGTATTGCAATGACGCAATTGACAAGATGCTTGACACTCAGTCATGGGTTTGCCCTATCAGACATAACAAACCATCGGACAGAGCGTTCTATTCTCCGGCATCTGACTATATCGTCGTTCCGATGAAGAAGCAGTTCAAGCGTCACCGCAAACAGAGCGAGGTGTATGCCGACGGACAGGAGTTCTACTCTACACTCATACACGAGATGGTGCACAGCACCGGCATCGAGAGCCGCCTTAACCGTTCGATGAATGGAAGATTTGGCAGCGAAAAATACGCCAAGGAAGAGCTTGTCGCAGAGCTGGGAGCTGCACGTGTCAGCTACGAACTGGGATTTGACAGCCGCATTCTTACTAATTCAGCTGCTTATCTTGACTCATGGATTGCTACACTCAAGCAAGAGCCGTCGTTCATCCTTACAGTTATGTCTGATGTCGAGAAAGCATCAAAACTGATACTTGACAAGGTGGCCATATAGGGCTGCCTGTCAAGGCTTTACAAGATGCTACGTTTTGCTTTGCGAAACGTAGCCTCTTATCATGTGAAAGACCGTGTATCAGACTGCAATATGAGGCATATCACAGACAGGTACACGGTAGAGCATTGTGTTTGAGAGACGCAATTGCATTACGTCACTCAAGGTTTCGCAATGACCGCAAATGCGTCCGCCCGTATCTTTGTTTCTAATAATCCGCCTTACATATTCCGCTATTTTTATCGGCACAATTGCGTACACAGCGCAGGGCGGTGGGGGCTGCCGTCGGTGAAAAAAGCGTTGCTTTTTTTGCGGCGTCCGCTGAATTTCCTGAAATTCAGCGGATTACAAGGTAGCCACTGCGGAAAACCTTTATCAAAGGTCTTCGTGCCGCGGCTGGAGCAATTTCCTTTATTTTATAGATCATAGAAAAGGACATTTAAGGAAAAATACTTATTATTTTCTTTTTTCTTTTTTCATCTTAAATGAGCTATTGCCTGATTATATACACATGCTAAAAAAAATAATACGCAAAAGATGATTTTTAACATTTAAAACTTGCATAATACGCAAAAGATGATTATCTTTGCATTGTCAAAATAAAAATATAATTATATGGAACTTACAGACAAAGAAGAAGAGCTTATCCAGGCCATAAGGAATTACAGGAGAGCTTATCCGAACGGACAGAGAAACTTGGAAATCTACATTATGGACTTGGTTTATGAGCTGATGGAAAATGAATGAAAAACCGCCCTCCCTATAATGGGGAGGGCATTCCCCGAAAAATATATGAAAATACAAGCAAATGGAAAGAACTATGGAAGTAAGATTGGAAGCAACAAGCGTTAGAACAATTTTAGCTAACGTTTATGAAGACATTAATTGGGCATATTTAGCAAAGAATTATTTTGGTAAATCACGTAGCTGGCTATACCATAAGTTCAGCGGTATGAACAACGGAAAACCTGACGACTTCAACGATGTAGACCGCGAAAAGCTGAAAGGTGCTCTCTACGATATTGCAGACCGTTTAAGAAAAACGGCTGATACACTTTAGAATTATATTTTTATTTTGACACTAAAAAGGAGAATGTTTTACACCATTCTCCTTTTTTATTTTTATATTCATCTTATTTTTTAGTACTTTTGCATTACTAAACATTTATATCATGAAAAAATTATTGTTTATCTGCATTATGGCAATTATGTGCCTTAACATTAAGGCACAGGCACTGGTAACAGACGCAGAAGGTCGTTACCCTGTTTATTGTACAATTGTTTGCTCTAACTTTTGGGGCTTTGGTAAAGTCAATGCAACCATGGACTTCGGAGGCGGTAAAACTTGGTCTGAAAGTTCTTGCACCCTTCTTGACGAAGATGGAAAAAAGATGAAGTTTACATCTACTATGGGTGCCGTGAATTACATGGCTAAACGTGGATGGAAATTGGACAGGACTGTTTTTCTGTCACTTGGCAAAAATAGCGTATTGCACTACATCATGGTTAAGTATGTTAAGAGCGACGACGAAATTACCGAAGGCATTAAATACAAGACCGACGGTGAATAAGGGAAAATCGTGATGACTCACTTTTTTGTGCCTTATACAATCAATGACTTATAAAGGCGTCAAAACATGCCATCACAAAAGTGAAACATAAAAAAGGGGAAATTTTCTCATAATTTCCACTTTTTTCAGAATAGAGATTTAATTAAAAATATAAACTTTAATATCAGAATTATAAACTTTAATATCAGAATTATAAATTCTAATAACTCTTTTAATTTCTTATATTTATTTTTTGTTGTTTCCATATATTAATATAGCCAAAGACGGTCCTACATTTAGTCTTACCACTAATTTTTCTCTACTTTTTTTTGTAAATACAAACATATTGTTTATCTTTGCCATCGGTTAACAATCATGAACTATCATGCCGCATCGAGCATCGGTTATTGCTCAGCTTTTTAATCGAATGAAGGACTTATAGAGTCCTCACTATATCGTATTGGCGGTTGCCGTTCCGTAATTATTACTGCTCCGTGCGGAGAAGTCGTGATTGTTAACCAGCGGGATGTGCAGCCGCTTTTCTGTATCTCCGCGCCCGGCGGCTCCGGGTATGGTTAACAATTACGCAATATGCAGACAAATGCAATCCAGCGCAGTGCGCAGCGCCCTGTCGACATCAAGGCATGGTTGACGGGAAAGGCACAATCTTTATCCAGATGGTATAACAGCCGTAGTACATTCTATTCAAGGCTGGCCGGCTTCGAGGTTACATGGAAAACGGCAGTACGTGTCAACATCTTCACTCTCCTTATTTGTATAACCGCCATAGTAGCTATGCAGCAGCCTGTGGTCTCTATCGTTTCGGCCGCTTGCTCTGCATGGGTGGTCTACCGGCTTAACGCTGATGACAAGAAAGGAGGTGAGCAATGAGCAAAAGTAAATATTACATTAAGGTAACGACTTTTTCAAATACAACGAAGTTAGGTGAAATCGTGGAACAGCAGGTAAGGGCTACTTATAACAAATCTGTCGTTACCAGTGGAAGAGAGGTAGAGAGAATTACCGAATTTATCATAAACGCCCAGAATGAAGCCATTAAAGAAAATGCGAAACTCAAGCGCATGAATGTTAAGTATTTTACCGGTAAAGGTTACTTCATCATTAGCCTGGAAGCAGCAAACTGCGATACTGAAAGGATGGCTTTTTCCCTATGCGGAGAAATGATTGAACATGAATATTGTGAGGAAGGGGGTGAGCAATGAGATTCCTTATTTTGAACGTCAACAGGACGAAAAAGGTGTTTGACTACAACCTGACTGAAAGCGTTTACCAGAACCTGCGGGACATCATGGACGGCGTGGTAATAAGTGAAGACGAGGTCAGCACGCTGCTGGGCGCACTGATACAGATGACAGAGATAAGAGGCGTGGTAATGGTGTCAAGCGACCATGTGCAGGAATCAGACATGGAATGGGAGTTCTCGATTTATACAGGCACAGAAGGCAGCGAAGACCGGGAACTTATAGAAATAACGGCAAAAGACTACGGCGAGAACGTACTGGGCGAAAGCCTCATTGGCGACATAATAGACGGCATGGCTAACTGCAATCTATACCCTGAAGGAAAGCGCCGTCGCTACAAGTTCTTGAACTCGCTGACGTATGACGAAAGGATATGGGCGGAGATACTTGACGCCTACTTCTACAACTCACATAGTTCATGCGACGGCGACAGCCCCGAGATGCTTATGGAGTTTAAGACATCTGCAGAGATAGCTGACGACCTTGAAGAGATGTGCACCATGGACGCGGTTTTCATAACGCGCTATATGCACGCATACGGATATCATCCGCAGCGCAAGGCCGACGGAAAGATGGCGTGGAAAATATTCATGCCTGTCAGTTAAGCAGACTTGTATTTTTCGAAAAACAACACATATCATATCTTTGCACTCGATACTTCTAAGTTATTAATTTAATTAAAGTAAAACACGTCTGCCGCCACTGCGTGAGCCGTGCCGGCAGTTTATAATTTTCTTTTTTATTTTTATTGACTATTCATATAAGTTGTTTAATTTTTAAAGCCTGCCGCTCGCGAGAGCCGCAGGCTTTTTTGGTATTTTTCCATGCACACGTTTCTCCATATCTTTGTAGAAAAACAAAGACATGACAGTAACTACTTCATTCCCGCCACAGCTGTTCTCGTCCACGGTGCCAGACATAAAGGCTCTGACAGACGAGACACGCGTGCACGTGGTAATGCGCCTTGACACATCTGAGGTGTACAACGAATATCTTTATCCTGATAAGGACGGCTCAATAGAGATTACCGATATTCCGGCGCTTGTAACGCTGTTTCTGCGCCAGAAGCTCATAGCCACTCTTACAGTAGAGCTGCATGAGGAACGTCTGTCAGGCAATTCATCAGACGGCGAGACAGAGGAGACTGACTCGGCTCAGCTAACGTCAAGCCTTGTCTATTGTGCCGCACTGGTAGAAGACGACGCACAGACATTCTGTACAAACAACTTCCTCTCCATCCTGCAGGGAACCAAGATGACATCTGTCGGCAGGCTGGAGTACTTGCATTATACAGGTTCAGACGGTGCCAGCGTAACGGCTCACTATGACGACGGCAGCACCCAGACATTCGCGGCGACAAAAGTAGGAGGCAACAGCAGCTACTCCACTATTGACGTGTCGCCGGCACGTTTCGCTTCGGAGGCAAAGACGCTGTGCTCGTTCGAGGTTACCGCCGGAGCACGCAAGCAAACATACGAGATCGACCAAGGAAATCCGGACGCAGCCCCTGTGCTTCTCTTCGTCAACAGCTTCGGCTGCCAGGAGATAGTCTATTGCACCGGCACTCATGAGGTTTCGCCAGAGTTCAAGTACTCTTCCGCCTACATCGGTGTGAACATGAAGAACTACGACATAGAAGAGACAAGAAAGTTTAACGCCGACACCGGCGTGCTGTCCTACCCTATGGCTTTCTGGATTAACGACCTGTTCCGATCGGACGAGGTGCAGCTGCTCAACTTCGTAAACGGAGAGCCTAAACCGGGGAAAATGGTAGTAATCACGGATGTCAACGCCGAATATGACAACAATCTTGACAGCATGCCGCGCTTCAAGTTCACCTACACTTACGCCCAGCGCAACCATAACGTGCTTGACACAGCAAGAGCCGGCCGCATATTCGACAATACTTTCGACAACACTTTCAACTAATTATATGGAAATTAAAGTTATACACATATCTGAAGTTCTGAAGCTCATGAACCACGCACTGATGAACCACCAGAAGGTAAGTTTCAAGGCGTGGAAACTTGGCACAGGAGCCAATGACCCTGAACGAGGAGAACTGAAGACATATAACGGCGTGTACGTGACATCTCACTCCAAAACCGGCTCATACCGTATATTTGACCCTTTGGCAGAGGATAAGGCCTACAGATACAGGCGTGTTAATGAAGTGTTTATAGCAGAATTTTTAAACAAAAAAGTGATTTGGTGATAATGGAAAATAATCTTGAGTTTGTTAAAGTCGGCCACATAGGCGACTCTAGCATTTATCGCATACTTCCTGCCGTACAGATTGGCGGCAGCAGCTTCGAAGATTCTGTTAGCGAAGAATACGGAACAGACTCGGCTACAGTTTTCGATGAAGATGTACTTTCTGACAGCACTACCAAGCCTCTCTTTATTAAAGACAAGGAATATAAGTATATTCCTTACGGCGACGATGACGACATGCCGGCAAAATTGCGCCGCCTTATAGGCGCCAGCATGGTTACGTCTCAGGGTATGGCCTTCGATATCATAGCATGCTACGGCCAGGGCATACGGTTTGTCAACCGTGACGATAAGTCTGACGTAACAGACCCGGAGATTAGGAGATTCTGCATGCGTAACTCTATTCATGAGTGCTATATGGAACAGGCCACGGACATGAAATATTACTTCTTCACAGTTACCGAAATAATTCTCTCCGGCGACCAGAAGAAAATTGTGCAGGTGCGCCATCTCGAGACATGCTACTGCCGTTTCGAACAGGCTAGAAACGGCAAGATAGAACATGTTTTCTATGGCGATTTCAACGATTCTACGCCGCCCAAAAACGCCGTGGCCATACCGCTGCTCGATATCTACGACCCGCTCGGCGACCTTCTCGTAAGGCTTGGCCGCGACCCCGACCCTCGCACCGGCAAACTGCTAACGCCGACAAAAGACCGCAAGTTCGCCATTGTTTGTCGTATGCCCACACCGGGCTTCAGGTATTACCCTTTGCCTTATTATATGTCGATATTCCGTGATCACTGGTACGACATATACAAGCTGATCGGACTCGGTAAGAAGTTCCTGATCAAGAACACCAGCGCACCTAGGGTGCAGATAGAGGTGCATGACGACTACTGGAGCCGTGTCTGCGCCAATGAAAACATCACAGACCCAGTCAAGAGAGCTGAACGCATCAAGGAGGAGCAGCAGAAAATAATTGACTTTGTTTGCGGTCCTGAGAATGCCGGCAAGGCCATCCTCACCCACTATTATGTTGACCCAAACGGAAAGGAGTGCCGCATGGTTAGAATATACGACCTTACAGAGGGGCGCAAACAGGGCGGCGACTGGAGCGACGACATGTCAGAAGCATCTAACGCTATATGCTTCGCTCTCGGTGTACACCCTAACCTTATCGGAGCGACACCAGGAAAAAGCCAGATGAACAACAGCGGAAGTGACAAACGTGAGCTGTTTACGTTGAAACAGGCCATGGAAAAGCCATTCCACGACATCATGGCCAAGCCGTGGCATGTGATTCTTCACTTCAACGGATGGGCTGAAAAATATACCGTTGACGTACCTATGATAGAGCTGACGACGCTCGACAAGAATACCAGTTCACAGACTGTATCAATAAGCAATAATAACGAGGAGGATAAAAATGGATCTGACAATAACAAAAGAAGAATTTGAAAGCGTACTCTATGTTGCAACATCAAAGCACATGGAAGTGTTCGAGAGTGTACAGCCACATATAGAGAACGCAACAGAAGACTGCATTGAAGAATTCTTCGGCAGTTTCTCAACAGATAATGCTAAAGTCATTAAATGTGCGAAAGACTATATCTGCGTTGACGCGTTCTTGCTGGTGTTCCGCCAGCTGGACCTCGTGCTCACCCCTACCGGTTTCGGAGTTGTGTCTAACCAGACGACATCACCGGCAAGCAAACAGAGAGTGGACGCCCTCGAGACTCAGCTTAGGCTTATTCGTGAGAAAGTGAAAGCACGCTTGATCAATCGCCTCACATCAACAGAGGACTGGGGCAAAACGGAGGCGGCTAAAAGATGCATACGTACTGTATTCTACAGCATCTCACTTTTTGAACGCTATGCCACAACTCCTGTCTCATTTGAATCATGGCAGGAGGCACAGATACAGATAATGGAGGCAGACATGAAGCTCAGAAAGAAAATCTCAGATGCTCAGATGGACAGAATTCTTGAATCCGTGAGGAACGGGACTGCGGCTGCAGACTATTCCTCTATTATTTGGCATCTGCAGATGTTCTTCTCACTCTACATAGCCCATTCGCCGCTGATTGGAGAGAGAATGAGAATTATCATTGTCACAATGGAGGCAAACCCTGAGACATACAAGGAATATATGGAATCTGACGCATACAAAATCAACCACTATGAACCTTATAAAAACAAAAAAGACAGCCCGGCCTTCTTCTTCGCAGGTTGAGATAAAGCTGCACACTCCGAAAGCTTGGCACGAACTTACACAGGAACAACTCCGCTACGTGCTTACGCTAATGTCTGAAGGAATAGAAGGAGATACTCTAAAAGCCATGATGCTCATTCGCTTCAATCACATAAATGTTGTCAGAAGGAGTAAAGATGGGTGGAAGATGGTGAAAGATAATAAAGTCTTCTATGCAGATAAATGGCTTTTAGCTTCACTTATAGGAGAAATGAAGTTTGTTGACAGGTACGAGAACTTCGACACTAGGTTGGATGGTGTACAAGGATTCCGTGCCGTCAACAACCTTCTTAATGGCGTTCCTTTCAATGACTATCTGAAAATGGAGATAGCTTATCAGATGTATTCTTCAACGAAAGATGAGAAATATCTTGTAAGCTTGGCACGACTTCTATACCGTGACGTCCATGGGAAGCCTGCCAACACTATAAGCCTTGATAAGGCGGAGATGCTTTCGGTCTATCTCTGGTATGCACACATAAAGGATGTGTTCTCGCAGATTTTTCCAGACCTTTTCAAAAAGAAAATGACAACTGATACAGACGATGAAGAGATTGACCTGCGAGTTGTTACAGATGCCCAACTGAGACTGCTCACTGACGGCGACGTCACGAAAGAGGATGCTGTGAGACGTGTCGACTGCAAGCGAGCTCTTACAGAACTTAACGCTAAAGCGAAAGAGGCGCGTGAGATGCAGGCTAAATTAAACGCTAAGTAATGTCTGATATGTTTAATGCTATTGAATATCTCGAAAAGATTGCCAAGGCTAACAGCCTTGCGAAGAAACATGAGTTTATCGTGGGCGAGTGCAGCGGTATAGAGGGACTCGAACCGCTGATGCAGAACTACCGAAAAGCGGCCAACTACATCATGGTGGACGATACCGTGGACGGCTCTATGATTTCAAACCGGGTAGGTTGGTATAACAGAAGAACCTACACGGTGTTTATCTTCGCCATGTACCGTGAGGATGACATGGACGACAGACGCCAGAAACTCGACCTCTGCAGGGAAATCTTCCGGCAGCTGCTCTCTCACCTCATAGCCGACACGGAGAAATACGAATACGACCTCGTGTATATGCGCACTCAGTCTATTCAGTACAGAGAACTCAACAGCTACAACTTCTCTGGAGTGACAGGTCTTTACTTCATGCTTAACGTTGACGAACCTGCTGATCTACAATTTGACGCAAGCCTATGGGATTAATTAACAGTGGACAAAACGTAACACGCCAGGATCTCAGCGACTTCGAAAAGGGATGGACTGACTTTATGGTTGACATCTGGCATGAGCGCATGGCTATGCTCGGCATTAACGATACAGGCACGTTGCGCCGATCTGTAGAAGCACACATAAGCGGCAACGAAGGGCAACGCCGTATAATCCACAGATTTGTGCTTTACGGCATATACGTTTCCTCAGGTGTAGGAAGAGGATATAGTAAAGACAATGGTGGAAACCTTGACTTTCTTGATCCTGCTTATCGTGAGGAGCACGGACTCAACAAGCCTAGAAAGAAAGGTCCTGCATGGGGCGGAGGCATGACCAGCGGCAAACCCAGACAAAAGCGTGAATGGTTTCCGAAGAAATACTTCTACTCTATCAAAAGACTTATGGAAAAGGAAAGCCAGTACTATGGTGAAGCATACAACGGCACACTCGTTGACGCATTCGCAACGCTCTTCGACGACAACAACGAGGCAAAAGTAACCCGCATGAACAGCGTTATAAATATGTAATTTTGTATTTTTCGCAACCGTTGTTTGTTTCTAAATTTGCAATATGGAGATAGACCAACTAAAACAGATGTTCGAAGGCATACGTGACGAAAAACGCATGTACGCCAATACCGCTACAAGGATAGGAGACGCTTTTCTTGCGCTTCTATCTTATGTAGGTTCTTCTAGTTCTTCAGCTTCACGTAATTATCTAAGGAAAGACCAAGAAGATACAACTTCATTTCTTGTAACATTTGAAGCAGGAATTAATATAGGCGAAGACATCTACAATATTGACGCTGCTGGCAATGCCATTTTAAGATCTCTAAAAAGCGGCCCTTTTGACCCCGGAAAAGGAGAGAAAGGGACCTTTGACCTTTATGTTGCTGATGATAGGTCTTATCTAGATATAGACAACATAAACATAAGAGAAAGCCTTAAAGTCACTTATTTACAGATAGGCAACGGACTTCTTAAATGGGATGAAGAAAACAAGGCTTTTTATGTTGAACAACTAGATGGCACACCTGCCAGTTTCTATGCAACAAAAGGGCTATCTGCATTAGGTTTTAATTCCTTATCTGATACAGGTGGAGGCTCATTCGACCTTTTGCAGGATTGGGATAAATATGTAGACGAGACAGCTAAAAGCATGGCTTTGTCGGCTTATCTTGGTAAAGACCTGCTGGATAGGATAACTTCTCTTGAAAAAGGCCAAAAAGGACACAAGATAACCATATCCGGCTCAGGAAATGTCGTTGTTAATGTAGAAGAAAGTAGCGACGGAGGCACCCTTACATTCACGAAGGGGAATATAGATCTTAGCGGTTATGCAACAAAAACAGAACTTGAAGCAGTATCAAAGAAAACTGATTCTGTAACGCAAAGGGTTGACGAGTTCCTGGGAGGCTCCGACACTGACGGCATAATAAACAAATGGAAGGAGCTGGAGGCTTTTCTGGACGGCCAGCAGCAGGGAACTACACTCAGCAGCCTGCTTGACAAGAAAGTTGACAAGACAATACAGGTTAAAGCAGGAGAGGGGCTTTCCGGCGGCGGCGCACTTAGTGGAAATGTTACATTGAGCCTTGCCACGGTAGGAACGGCAGGAACATACACGAAAGTAACAGTCGACAAGTACGGACGAGTAACCGGCCATGCTACATTGAGTGCATCCGATATTCCTACGCTTGAAATATCAAAGATAAACGGCCTTCAGGAGGAACTGGATAAGAAGTTGAACATAAGTGACTTTGGCAACAAGTTTGCAACTGAAATGGCAAACTGGTTTAAGAAGGACACTGAAGGCAATGTGTTTGTCGCCAACTCTAAGGGCTTTTATTCGGAGTCTTTCGTTTCTGCAATGGGCAAGAGTTCTGGCGGCAGCAGTTCTGGCGGAGGCAGTTATGACAGACTTGATAACTGGGCTGATTATAGCGCAGACCGCGCTACATGGGTTCTCAGCGCAAAGCTCGGATATGATTTAAATACGCGTGTATCTTCGCTTGAAAGCGGTTCTGCAATCAATTTTGAGACTTCGGGCACAGGAAATGCACTTACCGGGTTCAGCAAGAGCGGCAACACCGTAACATTCACGAAAGGAACGTTCCTGACGGAACACCAGAAGCTATACACCCTCACGATGCAGCGCAACGGAGAGGGTGTAGGAAGCTATGTGCCTACGGCTGACAAGATTATAAACATAAATGCCTGCACGGCAATCAATGTCCCGCAGGGCTTCACAGCCGGAGCCTTGTCATCGGTAGGTGTCATTGCTCTCAGTTTTGCCAGCGGATATAGTCTGCCTACCACGGCGAAGCAGCAGCAATGGGACACCGCCTATTCGTTTGTTGAATCAATAGCCGGATCTGACGCTAATGGCGTGATTGACAAATGGAATGAAATTATATCATTCCTCGACGGCATAGGTGACTCTTCTACCCTCGAAGGTCTATTGAACGATATAAACAGCAATGTTACCGCAGTAAGCAGCAGGGTTACGAAGCTGGAGGGTTACTTCGTAAATGGAGTAGCAAAAGAGGCTGCAAAGACTACAGGCACTCTGAGCATCAACGGCAAGAATTTTAACGGCTCTGCCAGCGTCAATGTTGGCGTTATTGGCGTGTCTTATGGTGGTACCGGCAAGAGTTCGGTTGCATCAGGATCAATGCTCTATGCGAGCGCAGCCAACACGTATGCCGAACTTGCGACAACAGAGTTTGGCCGTAATCTGCTGAAAGCTAATAGCGGAAGCGTAGTCAGCGGTCTGTATGCGGAAGCAGCTTATAAGTTACAGAATAAACGTACCATTTGGGGCCAGGCATTTGATGGCACCGCTAATATTAGTGGTGCAATGTACAACGTTTCTGCAATTGTTAATGAGACGTCCAACCCATATAATCATAGATTAGAATTAGGGCGTACAGGGGTCAACCAATGGGATTTCTATGAGTATGGCGGTGTTTTTAATTTTTATAGATGCCAAGATTCTAATGGGGAAAATAAGGTTATCTTATTTAAGATAAATAATGGCAGCGTCGGCATACTTACCGATACTCCTACCCATACTTTACATGTTAATGGCACAGGTTATTTTAGCAATACTCTTTCTGTGGCGTCACAGATAAGAATAGGAAACGGTACGATAACATGGGACAGCACAAAAGGCTGCTTCCACTTCTCACATGGACTTTATTCTGACAGCTTTATTTCTGCAATGGGCCTTAACGACAGCGGCTCCGGCGGCGGTTCGGCATCATACGAAAGGCTTGACAATTGGACTGATTATGCTGAAGAAAAAGCCACATGGGTTCTCAGTGCGAAATTGGGTAATGAGCTTAACGAACGCCTGAAGTCCGTTGAAACAGGAGGAGCTACATCCGTAGTTACCACAGGAACCGGCAACGTCATTACAGCTATATCAAAGAACGGTAACACCATAACAGCCACTAAGGGTATTACCGCGCTCACCTCGCACCAAGCTATATACTCACTTACACTGCAAGGCAACGGCACGACTATAGGAACTTTTAACCCTAAATCGGCCAACGCCACAATAAACATAACGGCAGCAAACATAGGCGCCGCTGCGGCAAGCCATACACATACCCTTTCTGCTTTGAGCGACCTCAAGGCAGGCTGGAGTACATTGCTTAAAGAAGACCCGAAAGCGTATGTAACCAGATGGCCGGCATTCAGCGAAGTTACTAGTAAGCCTACTACGTTAGCCGGTTACGGCATAACTGACGCTTATACAAAGACTGATGCAGACAGCAGGTATGTCAATGTTTCCGGAGATACTATGACCGGACACTTAAAGTTTAATCCAGGAATACAAGCTACGTGGTCGGTTAAAGGAACATCTTATATTACTAATGGTAATACTGATTCCGGTACTACAGTCGGCGGTGATTTAGCAAACCTTGTAATTTCATCATGGTTTGGAGTTTCTTTTACTACCGCTTGCGCAGAACAACCATATACTAATAAAACGGCCGTAGGCATTGATTGTAGAAACGGTATTGTAAAAGCTGCTATGTTTGCCGGAAATTTACAGGGTAATGCAGACACCGCTACCAATGCAGACAAGCTAGATGGTGTACACTTAGGAGGATTGTTTACAGATTTTTCTACAAGTGATGTATCTACAAAGATAACAATCGGCGGTGTAACAAAGAGCTTAAAAATTAATGCTGATACTTTGGATGGGCTGCATGAAGCCTCTTTTAATCGCATATATGGCAGATATAGAATCAGTACAGCAGGAACGGCGCCATATAATTATATTCATCTGTTTAGAATAGCATGTTCTAATGGTTATTCTACGTTGAGAGTGGATGTTGATTTTAAAAGTAGGTATCATGCCGGATTGTTAGCAATAGATATTACTACCCAAGAATTTCCTTATGGGAATTCCGCAGGTCATGGAACTGCAATAAAAATTTCTAAAGACAGTATTAATGGAAGAACAGGCCAATTTTATTGGATAAGAACTACTCAAGAGAGCGGTTATAACTATTACGACATCTATTATAAATCAGGAGCGTGGAACTCAGGAAGATTTGATTTAAGGGTCAGAGGCGGTTCTGGAACTCTTGTTTTTGAGGTAAAAGGAACTAATTTAAATTCTTTGCCTGAAGGCTGTACCGAAGTATTAGACACTACATACTCCGGCACAGCTTCCAATGCGGTTAAATTAGCCACTCCTCGTACATTATGGGGCCAGAGCTTCGATGGCTCAGCGAATGTTAGCGGAAATATATATGATACTCAAATAGTACAATCTGTATCTGGCAAATATTTAGATTTAAAAGGTGCCGCCGGTCTTGGATTTTATACACAAAATACCGTTAAAGCCGTTATACAGCCTAATGGTAATTTTGGTATAGGGACCACAAATCCTTTATACAAGTTGCATGTTTTGGGTAATATTTATGCCGAAGCTGCAGGAATTATATCTACAGCTGGAGATGCTTTCAGGCTTGCATACGGAAACTACGGCACTATATTAAGAAGCGATGGTGACGCGTTTTATATACTTGCAACCAATAAAGGAGAGGCGTCCAACGGCACATTTAATAAATTCAGACCTTTTAGATTTGATTTAGCCACCGGAGGGGTTAATCTTGTTCAGACCGGTGAGTCTTTGACCGTAGGCGGCGATACTCAGTTTAACAAATCAGTAAGTATCGGAAACGGCAAGATTGAATGGGACGAAGCCAACAAGGCTTTCAAGTTTACAGGCGGTATATATTCTGATTCTTATATATCAGCAATGGGCTTGAATGCCGCCGGTGGCAGCGGAGGATCTTATGAGCGTTTGGACAGCTGGAGCGACTATACAGAAGACAAGGCTACATGGGTGTTATCAGCTTTGCTTGGCAGCAACCTCAATACACGTGTGTCAGCTTTGGAAGCCGGTGGCGCAACCTCTGTTGTAACGAGCGGAACAGGAAATGTGGTTACTGAAGTTACAAAGAGCGGCAACGTTATAACCGCAACAAAAGGCATAACAGCTTTGACTTCGCACCAAAACATTTATGCCCTTACTTTACAGGGTAATGGAAGCACAATCGGCACATTCAATCCTAAGACCGGTAACTCGACTATAAATATCACTGCGGCTAATATCGGAGCAGCAGCCTCTAGTCATACACACAATAATTATTTGCCTTTGACAGGAGGAACGATGACCGGAAGTATTAATTCCGGTTCCATGGACGGTACTTGGATAGGAGGTTTGAATAAAGCAGCACTAAATATTTATCATAGCAGTTATGGGGCAATTTTTAGCGCTCCAGTTAAAAGCGGCAGAATATCTTTGTCTACATTTCCTAGCAGCAGCGATATTTTATATTTCGGATTTGCTACTTCTAGTCATATAAGTGCCGGAACAAATAGTTTTAATAAACAGATGCAATGGAACGCATCGGCTAATTCTTTGACAGCAGATAAGTTTATTGGTGATCTTGATGGAGATATTACAGGAAATTCTGCAACAACAAATCAGCTGAATGTTTCAGTACTTACATCTCAGTCTCTTGCTGCTTATAACACTTCTGGTCATTTGTATTATGCTGGAGGAGGCAACACTGTTTCAGACAAACCGAGCGGTGTCGATGCTTTCGGTATGTTTACAATGCAGACAGCGAGCGGATGGCATGGTCAGATATTAATGGCGTCCAACACAGCGACAAGTTTGTATTGGAGAACAGCAAATAATAATTTTAATGGTGGTTGGCGTAAGATATTAGATTCTTCAAATTATGGCGAGTATGCATACAGCAAGACTGATGCTGATGGTCGTTTCGTTAATTTAAGTGGAGATACAATGACCGGAGCATTGAAGGTTCCCGAGTTGCGTTTTACTAATGGAACAGCTATTTGGTTCGACCAATACGGCAATGTCACTTTTGGTTCAACTAGTTCTTCTAATTGGTGGTATATAGGCTCTTCTAGCAATTCACCCTCGATAGCAGTAAATTTTGGAACAGGAAATGTCGGCATCGGTAAAACGGCATCTACTACTTACAAACTTGAAGTGAATGGGGATGTACATGCGAACTCGTTTATTGGCAGTCTTTCCGGCAACGCCTCTACTGCCTCAAAGTGGCAGACCGCAAGAACTGTCACAATGAACGGTTTTGCCGATTGTTCTTTCAGTATTGACGGAAGTGCAAATGTTAGCTTTGACCATAAGCCTTATAATTTCTATCTTTCGGTAAACAACAAAAATAACTATCCTTGGCACCGTATAGCTAAAATAGGGCCTATAACAGCATTTTATCAAGATAAAGAAGTCACTTTGTTGCTTTCACAAGGTTACGATGGTGGTAAATGGGGTATAGTAAGAATCACTTTAAGAACAAATAGTACCGGCACTGTTTCTACAGCCCATGTAGAATGGCTTAATAGAAGAGCATTTAACAGAACTGATGTTAAGATTGGATTGTACAATGCTTCCGGAGAAACTTATGCTGATGTATTTTTATGGACTAACGGTGCTTATTCTAGCGTAACTGGTTTGGTGCTAACTCAAGGAGGAAGAGGCACTTTAGGCAGGACATGGACTCTTGTAAATTCCTCAGAAGTAAATAACACTACCACTACCGACAAGTTGACATCAACAGAATGTTGGACCTCAATAGAAGTGGCAGCGGAAGAGCTGCATAAGAAGGCTTATACCAATATTATTGAGGCCGATGATGCTGGCGGGGTCGGAATACTTTACGATCATGGTAAACTTACAGCTATTTCCGGCACCACAATGCCAAACGAAGGTTTAAGGCTATATAGGGCTTATAATAATGGTTATCCTGCCGCTTATGGAAACCTTATGAGTGTTCGCGGTGAAAATTCAGGTGCAGGAGAACTCTTGCTCGAATGGAAAGGAAGCACAGAACTTGGCCATATATATTACAGAAGCAAACGCGACAACACAAGCAGCGGATGGTCGAGCTGGGGAACTCTTGCGTTCCTGACAGATAACGTGGCTAGCGCAACGAAGCTGCAGACCGCCCGCTCGATTAATGGAACGAGTTTCGACGGCACAGCAAATATCACTACAGCCAAATGGGGAAGTTACAGAACTGTTTGTATTCAGGACAACGCAAGAGAAAATACAGGAGCTAAACTTTCTGTCGACGGCTCAACTGATATTACTCTGCTTATGCCCAGCACTGCAAACTTCTCACAATTGACTATTTCAACAAAGCTGATTTCAAATGGGCAGACCGACTTCAACAAACAGTGGCTGAAGAATGTTGGCGGTATATGGTTCGGTTCAGCAGACAGTTCAAGTGTTTTTGCCAGCTTTGACGGCGACGGCACGCAGACAGGTTTACAGAGTAAAGCCGGCACAAGCATATATTTCGGTTGGCGCGGCGGCACAAGAGCTATGACAATAGACTCAGCCGGAAATGTCGTTATAGGTAACACATCTACAGTAAATTCTGCATACAAACTTGATGTAAAAGGAGATGTGAGAACACAGGGAGATATTGTGCCGTATTCAAATGGGCAATACAATATCGGTAGTTCGGGCGCAAGATGGAATACATTGTTTACGCAAAGCATTGAAATATATGGATTTACACCTTACATAGATTTCCACTACAATAATTCATCTGCAGATTATACCAGCAGAATAGTTGAAGTTGTAAGCGGGTGTCTGGCTATTAACGGAACTTTGGCTGTCTTGAAAAGTGGAAATGTTGGTATCGGTACGACGTTACCGACTGAGAAACTATATGTATCTGGAAACATTGCAGCTACCGGAGCCGTGACAGCCTTGGTATTGAGCAGCAGTTCTGACATAAGGCTGAAGGACATACGGAAAAATGTATGCCTTTCCGTTGAGGAAATAGCAAAGGCGCCTGCGGTTGAGTTCGCGTGGAAGAAAACCGGAGATTTGGCAGTAGGTTCTATAGCCCAGTATTGGCAGCCTATTTTACCGCAGGCAATACATAAACGCGACAATTACCTGAGCATGCAGTATGACGTGATCGCTCTGCTTGCATCAATAGCTAACGCCAGACGCATACTCTCGATAGAGAAAAAGATAAAAGAACTCGAAGAAGAAGTTAAACGTTTAAAAATATCATAGCATGGGAGTAATAGACGGAAACATAGTATCAGCCCCACTGAACACAAGAGATGTAGGCTCTGTTCTTGGATCATCATCGAATGATGTTGGTACGCTTTGCACGCATGCAAACATCAACATGTGGGCAAAATTCAAGCCCGTGCCGTTGCGTGCTATCTTTCCTGAAGATACCTTAAAAGGTTCTTCAGACTGGAACGGAAATCCTCAGTCAAGTTCGCATAAACCTTGGTGGTATGGCGACGGCGACCAACCGGCATACACGGTCCCTGTCATAAGCGAACTTGCAGATATGGGAAGTAACGGCAACCAGAATAGTGATGCTGTATGGCGGTATAACAGACCTACCGGCAAAGGTGCCAGCGCGGCATATCCTGACTTCCCTTTCAGGCTGACAGACTTCGTAGGTTACAGACACGACGCAAGACCGCCATTCACGGTAAACCTTCCTACAGAACTGACAGCTGACAACTTTTCATATTTTGGCGTTGACATGCCGGACCGCGAACAGGGCGAGCTTGACTTGTCTGACATTTGCGACATATTGCATCTGAGTGCAGTATATATAGGCATAATAATTAAGAATATAACGCGTGGTATAACAACGGCTTATGTAAGCACGACAGCTCTCAATGCCAACAACAGCGACAGCTGGGCTTTGCCTGTTGTCATTAACAACGGCTCATCTATTGAGAACGGAGGCGCCGGCCAGACTATATCAGAATCAGATACGATAGATGTGTATCTGTTTCTTTCTACTTCTGCAGGTGAGACAAATTTGGAGGCGATGACAAAATATAGCGCATTGCTTACATCTAGCATGCATGTGTATAGGAGGTATAAAGGCTATGGTCATAACATAAAGATTTATACCGGTACGTATACTTATGTTTTGGAAGCAGAAAACATCCTTGATTGGGGTAAGACATGGTACTACAAGGACAGCGACGGAAACATATTCTCTTTCCGAAAGACTATTGACCAGATCTCAAATCCGGACTCAAAAGTTACCGTTAAGCTCACCAGCGGAAGTACTGCATACGATTCACTGCGTGCCACAATCGTACAGAAAGGCAAGGTAAAGGACAGCAATACAGGACAACTGACAGAGATAAATCTCGTCTACGCCTTGGCATATAATGAGGGTGCAGGAATGATAGGTACATCAAACAAGAACCTAGTGCTCGGTACTAAGTTTAATACAATCTCATTTGCAGCATACCCCACAGAGGAAGACGCCAACCGGGAAAGCAACATACAATGGATGCGAGGTATGCCGATAGTTCAGAATGTAGAATATAACAATGCGGACGCTAATCTTGAAGGCGCAATTACGGGTAACAAGCTGGATGTAACCGTAGTGATTTCGCCTTCATCTCAATATACACGAATAGACCTCACCAACAACGGTACACCCGTTAGCGTGGGATAATGATATTAACTTTTAAAACATACAATTATGGTAGAAATTACAAGTAAGACAACAACAGCGAACTTTAACTACAGTGATGAAACTTACCTTATCAGCGGTGAATACCGTGCGAATATGGAGGGTAAAATGGAAAGTGTTTCAATGAACATTACAGACACCGAAAAAACCTACAAAGGTTCTGCGAATGCCTATCCAGACGGAGATAATGTGAAATACAATATCTCATCGGTGGATATTAACGACATGTCTAAGATAGCTCAAAGCATTAAGACATGCGTTGACGAACTGAAGGTTAAAGTGGAAGAATAACATACTGTAAAGTTAGAGAGAAAAATAAGTTTAATAAAAACGTTAATTAATAAGTTATGAAAAAAATATCAACTGAAAAGATTTTGAGTGTTTACAACCTTATCAACGACGCAAAACTCACAAAGATGGATGATGAGGACAAGTTCAGAATGATTAAAATCATCCGCGTATTGAAGCCTGTGGCAACCAACTTTGAGGACTTTAAGAAAGACGCCAGCGAAAAGCTGAAAGGTGAGAACCATGAGGAGATGCTCGAAAAGGCTCAGAAATGGCAGACTGAGGGTGAAAATACAACCCTTACCGAGGCCGAACGTATAGAGATAAACAAATACTTCACCGACTACAACAACAAGATTGTTGAGTGTCTGAAGGAAGAATCAAAGAAGGAGAACGAGTTGGACTACGAGCCGCTGGGTGCTAGTGCCTTCGGAAAGTTCGTAGCCAGCAACGACTGGACTCTGGGCCAGATTGCTGCGATTGAGGAAGTTATTTAATAAGGGGAATTGTCGTTCACACGGCAATTCCTCTATAAATTTACTGATATGTTCGAACAAGATGTTTATATGAACAGCGGCACCAGAATGTTTACGTTCGCCATGATGGGCAACGAGCTTGTTGCCGTGATATATGATGCACGCTGGTTTTTGGCGACGATACTTTTATGTGTATTAGCTGACTTCCGCTACGGCTGGGGCGAAAGCAGCAAGCGATTCAACATGGCCAAGAAAAAGGGCGATAAGTTGGTCATGGCGCAGTATAAGTGGCGCACATCTAGGGCTATCAGAAGGTCAATCAATAAGTTGATGGACTACCTGATGTGGGTGAGCATAGGTGCTTTTATTGGCATGGCTCTCCTTAAGCCTATAGGTGTTGATTACATGATGGGCGGTTTTGTAGCCACTTGTATTGCCGTTGGCTGTGAAGCAAAGTCTTTCTTTGGTCATTTCTTTTGGCTTCATGGGGTAAGGATTGAAGAAAAGAGTATTAAGGGCTTTTTCAGGGCGTTTGTCGTTGCTTTCGCAAAGCGCAAGAACAAAGACATAGGTGAAGCCTTGGAAGCCGGTTTTGATGAAATAGATAAAAAGTAAAGTTATGAGAAGCATTAAAAGAATTTTTGTACATTGTACTGCAGGAAGTCAGAAGCAGACAATCGAGGATTTGAGAAAAGAGTTTAAGAACAAGGGCTGGAAGAACCCCGGCTACCATTATGTGGTCATGCCTGATGGCACGATAAAACAGATGCTCGGAGAGGAAAAAGTGAGCAACGGAGTACAGGGCTACAACTCGACATCTGTTAATGTTGCCTATGTAGGCGGCATAGACTCAAATGGCAAGGCTGTAGACAACAGAACTGAACCACAGAAGGCAAGTCTTGTAAAGCTGCTTAAGGAGTTGAGGGGCCGTTATCCGAATGCTCAGATACTTGGTCACAGGGATATCAGCCCTGACACCAATCATAACGGCAAGGTTGACTCATGGGAGAGGATAAAGGAATGTCCTTGTTTTGATGCCATAACAGAATATAAAGGTATATAGTTATGGGAATGGTTAAAAGGTTGTTATTTCTCATTATCCCCTACATCATATTGAGTTTGTTGGCTGGATGCAAATCTGTTCAGTATGTGCCTGTGGAGACTGTTAGAACCGACAGTATTTATGTCGACAGATACCAGCGTGACAGCATATATCAACGAGACAGCGTATTCGTCAACAGATGGACGGCTGGAGATACCATATATCAGGATAAGGTCGTTTGGAAGTATGTGTATCGTGACAAGGTAAAATATGACACGGTGGCCATATTGCGTTCAGATACAATAAATGTCCCCTACCCTGTTGAATGCAAACTGAGTAAATGGGAACAGCTTAAATTGAATGTTGGAGGATGGGCTATAAGCATTATCATTATTACTCTCATACTTTTAATGGGCTACATGTATAAAAGGAAAGAAGATTAACATGCAATTAAAGACTTAATAGTGTATTTTTTAATACATTGTTTTCGCGTTATGTTTGCATCAAAACCAAACATAACGCTTTTTTATGCCAAATAATAATACATATACAACGACAATCTTTCTGAATGACGAGCAGGCCGTTAATAGGCTTAATGCTTTACAGGCGAGCGTAGAGAATTACCGTAAAGCAAAACAAAAAGCATTGCTTGACGGAGACGACAAAGCATTCAAAACTGCCAATAGGCAAATAAAGGAATGTGAAAAGGAGATGAAGGCTCTCTCAACTACAGCCCAGAACGTTGACAGAGTTCTTTCTAACTTATCTACGGCAGCTGTTTATGATATAAAAAATACAATCAAAGCCATTAATAAAGAGCTCAACAGCGGTGCTATCCAGAGAGGAACAAAAGAATGGGACTACTTCCAGAATAAGCTCAAACAGTGCAAGACGGAACTTCGTAATATACAGAACGAATCTTCCGCCGCGACACAAGGCGGATTTTTAAAAAAAACTATTGATTTCATGAATTATAACTGGGGAGCCATTACTGAGATAATAGGTAGTATTACAGCTCTTACTCTTACAATCCGTCAAGCAACAACAGCATATTCCGAAATGGAGGAAGCCATGGCTGATGTCAGGAAGTACACAGGTCAGACAAGTGAGGAAATTCGCAAGATGAACGAGGACTTTAAAGCAATGGATACGCGTACATCTCGTGAGAAACTAAATGAGCTTGCCGGAGCAGCAGGAAGGCTCGGCATACAAGGCACGGAAGCCATTGAGGCATTCGTCGACGGAGCAGACAAAATCAACGTCGCCCTAGGTGATGACCTTGGCGATGGAGCTGTTGATAAGATTGGTAAATTGGCTACAATGTTCGGCGAAGACGACAAGAAGGGATTACGCGGTGCTATGCTTGCAACTGGCTCCGCAATCAACGACCTTGCCCAATCGTCTTCTGCTAATGCCGGATATATTGTTGATTTCACCGCAGATCTGTCAGGCGTCGCCATCCAGGCTGGAATGACGCAGCAGCAACTCATGGGACTAGCGTCTGCTCTTGACCAAAATATGCAGGAGGAAGCAACGGCGGCGACTGTTTTCTCGCAACTTATCACCAAAATGTACCAAGAACCTGCTCGCTTCGCTCAGATTGCCGGCATGCAGGTAAAGGAGTTCACCAAGCTGATGAAAGAGGATGCAAACCAAGGACTGCTCACTTTTTTAGAGGCAATGCGCTCTAAAGGCGGTTTTGACGCTATGGCGCCTCTGTTTCAGGAAATGCAGCTCGACGGCACGCGCGCAGTCGGCGTGCTATCAGCTGTAGCCAGCCATCTTGACCAAGTAAAGGAAGCTCAAGACATTGCAAACAAATCTTATGCTGAAGGAACAAGTGTTCTTGCGGAATTCAATGTACAAAACAACACCGTTCAGGCTGGAGTTGACAAAGCAAAGAAAGAATTCCAAAATCTGACAATAGAACTAGGTGAGAAACTTCTGCCTATTGTAAAATATACTATAACATCGAGCTCGCTTCTTGTTAAATCGCTCTCAGTTATTGTATCTTTCATCACACGCCACATCAACGTTATTTTAGCTCTTACCACGGCAATAACGACATATATCGCAATACAAAAAGCGTCTATTGTCGTTGACAAACTTAAAGTGATGTGGACAGGCAAAATTATGACCGCCATTAAAGCATTATATACAACAATGCTGAAAAATCCTTATCTTGCGGTTACAGCCGCTGTATTAACTCTTATTGCTGCTTATAAGGATTGGAAAGATTCAATCGTAGAAGTATCACAAACACAACAAGATCTTGATGAAGTAAACAGACTTGCATCTGAGACAATCAGTGCAGAAAAGAATCAACTGGATGAACTATATCGATCTGCAACGAACAAAGCTGAAGCGGACGCTGTCAGACAAGAGGCTATTCGTCAGTTAAACAATATAAGTCCTGAATATCTAGGTTTCCTTAATGCCGAGAATATACATACTCAGGCTGCAAAGAACGCCATTGACGCTTACACCAAATCTCTATTACTTAACGCTAAGGCAAAGGAACTTAATTCGAAGCTCGATGAGCTTAGCAGAAAAAAGAATGAGGCACAAAACGCTGATTATACACGATGGTATGATGGATTCCAAACTGCCATAAACTCTATTGCCGACAAGATAGAACGTGCCCGCAACGGGTTAAGCTCGCTTTTTTCTCAGGGATCATTCAGCACTGGCTGGAACGACAAAACTAGCCTTGAGGGATATGCGATGAACACAGCTCAAGCTGCATTAATAAGATACAATAATGCTATTTCAAAAATTTCAGAAGAAGAGAGAATCCTAAGAAAGGAGCTTCAAGAAACAAACAAACAAATTCTTGAAAATGCCGTTGTGCTAAATAAGTCTGCTGACGCTGCTAAGCATGCTGAAACAGGAAATAAAACAACTTCTAGCGAGAAACAGCGGAAAGAGGAAGAAAAAATTCGCAATAAAAGAGAGCGAGCAGAGAAAAAAGCACAAGCCGAAGCATTAAAGAGGCAAAAAAATACGGACAAAGAATATGTGGCTGAACTGAATGTACAGCTGGCCACACTAGATTACCTGTATTCAAACGGCCTAGTATCTTACAAAAGTTATTTACAACGCAAAGAAACGTTGCAGCTCAATAGTATTGATAAGCGGAAAAAACTTTGGGGAGAAGAATCGACTGAAGCGAGAATGCTTGCTGATGATGAAGTGAAAATAAGACAAAAAACCATTGAGGCTTTAGGAAAGCTCAATGAACAAGAGATAGAACATGAACGTGTCGCTAAAGAAGCTAAAATTAACGCTATGTTCTATGACGAATCATCAGATATATTCCTTAATGAGAGTGCCATGAATGAGGCGCTTTTCCGCAACGACATTGACGCACTTAACAAACGTCTCAGCTTATACAAGACAGGAACTGAAGAATGGCTTTCTCTTAAAGCAGAAATAGAAGAAAAGCAGAATCAGCATCAGTATGATCTGCAAGCAGAACATGACTCTAAGCTGATTGATCTTCGTAAAGAATATCTTAATCAAGGTAATGCCATGGAAGAGCAGATTGAAATGAATTGGCTTGATAAATTCTACCAAGAAGGACTCCTTAACGAGGAAGAATATCAGCAGGCAAAAATGGCAATACGTGAACGTTATGCTTCAATGCCATCTACTGCAGACGACGCCACACACAACACGGCAAAGTCTATGCTTAACGCAGCAGAAAAATCTGCCGGACCACAGGCTCAGTATATAACAGACGGATCAGACTCAGGCATTACTGCAATATCCTCGATATTCGCCATAGTCCAATATAGGAAAAAGGTTAATGAAGACTTGAAGAAACTATATGGTGAAGACTATGAGAACAGCGCAGCGTATAACGAGGCAAAAAAGATGAACAATAATGCGATGTTCCAAGAAATTATCAGTGCGGCTTCAGTAGCATATAGCTCTATTAACAACATTATGTCTGCAGCATCGGCGTATTCACAAGCATGCTCTGACTATGAGGTTGCTAAGATAAAGGCAAACTACGACAAACAAATCGAAGCTGCCGGGAACAACTCAGCCAAAAGAGAAAAGCTAGAAAAGGAAAGAGATAAACCTCAAATCCGCAACTAAGCTCTTCAGCGTCCTTCTTGCGTCTAAACGTCCTCT